TGTTGATTTTGCGTCTGATCGGATATAGCGATGGAAGTCCCAATATAGGACCGCTCAAAGCCTTCGACCAGAAAGTCCTTAATGCCCTGCTGAATCCATTGATTAGCAATAGGTTCTGAGGCGATAAGCCTCGGTCCCTTATGCGTCTTTGGAACGCAGATAAGCTTAGAATCCACTTCCTTATCGGTAGGCGAGCTGCCATCAACCATAAAATTGGTGGAAGCATGCATATCAAAAGGAAAAAGAGACTGAAGCTTAGCTGGCCAACTAGGGAATGAATACTTTGATCCATTCCTAGTACCGTCTGAAACAGCACCGGGTCCATGACGTCCTCTTATCTGTTCGGTTTCGAGAAGTGGAAAGGCACATCCAAGCAAGTCGAAGACTCGCTGTAAGTGCAATCCAAATCCGTTACCGGTTTCTTGGATGCTACCCGCTGCTCCATCGACGTCAGCCAGTGCAGAAGCACAGGGCGTACCATCGGCGAAGTGGCAAGCAGGATTCCAAGTGAGAGCCCTAATAGGGTCTTCCCAATCAAGGGAAGGCTCTGGTAGAGTTGTCTCGACAGAATAGAGATCAGCGATAGCAGCAAACTTGAAGTGCTCACTGCACTCTCCTTTCAACTTCTTGAATAGATAACAGAGTTGTCTAATCAAAAAGATCGAGGTAGAGCACGGCTGATCACGAAGAGTACCGTCATATTTGAACACTCTCGACGAGAGCGCCCAGAAGAGTCTGGGTCTAGCGTCGTTACCGCGACTAGTCACTAGCTTGTGAAAGCCAGGTATTGACTGACTGCGGAGTGAGCCTGAAGCAAGGGATTGTTCGAAAACTTTCCCAAACTCAGGGAGATCAATGGTGAAATACCGTTGACCTCTGTCCAAAACAAGGCGTTCAAGATGGATTTGATCCCACTCGAGCGACTTGCGATTCACTTCAGGAATCCAACGTATAATGTCCTTGTAAAGGGCCTTATACGCTCCCAGGAGGAACTCATGCCCCATAGGATTTGTAGTCATGTACTTCAAACTCCTCTGGGCTTGAGTTGATCCGTCCTGGTAGTGACCATGCAACCGTAAGGTTACGACAACCTCGACCACTGATTAGAACCTGAAGAAAGCTTAGCTTTCACCGTTCAGGAACTTATCAATGTTCGCAGACGTGGCAAAGGCACACAGAGCGAGAACATGGTTCTTGACGACAGTCAAGTCCATACCATCGGGATTCTGAATGACGAGCCACGTCGCCAGGCGAAGCTGGGGTACAGTAGAGGTCGCGAAGACCGTATACTCTACCTTAACAACGTGTCCTTCACCAAACTGACCGCCGGAAATCTTACCGTCGGAATGCTTGATAGTCAGGACAAGTTCGTCTGTCGAAGAACGGAGCCGATAAACAGCACCGTTGTTGTCTTGGTTAATACGCGCCAAATTCTTGGCGATAGAATTAACCGTAATGGTCTGCGGATCTGCGAGCATGATTTCCTTTCGGGGCGTCTCACGACG